TGGCGATAGGGTAAATTGTTTTATTTATAGTGATATAGCTACAACTCTAACAGTACCTCAAGCAATGAATATTGATGTAAGAGTACAAATAGCTGCAGGTCCAACAATTGATGCTGCTATTTCGATCGCGGTGCAACCAATACTAGCTGGTAGTGGATGGCAAACTGCAGGAGGTGGTAGTGTAAATAGAACAGTTATTAATATTCCAGCTTTTAGTGTTCCTGCAGCAATTGCTGCAGCAACTGGTACGGGATTTAATACTATTAATGTACGAGTAGCACCAACTGCAACAATGAATGCAACAAATGGTGGTATTGTGGCTTTTAAAGTCCCTATTAAAAGAATCTAAAATAAATTTTTCTTAATTTAAAATCGAAATTTTAAATTATAAAAAGATGACTTACTTTACGTTTGATAAAATGAATGAAGAATTATTACTTTCTAAAAATGATAAACAAGTTATGATGGAATGGGAGAAACCCTATATGCAGCATTGCATAGATATTTTAAATCCAAAAGGCAATGTATTGGAGATTGGCTTTGGGTTGGGCTATTCAGCGGATAGAATACAATCATATAAACCAAAATCTCATACAATTATCGAGTGTGATCCTATCGTATTGCAAAAATTAGAGATATGGGCTAAAGATAAACCAAATGTGACGATAGTACGGGGAAAGTGGCAAGAAACAATTCACAATCTCGGTATATTTGATGAGATTTTTATGGATGATTATCCATTAGAGATTTCTAAAGATTCGTCGGATTTTGAGAAACTATTGAGTCAAAGACGCTTTCAGATTTTTGTAGATATATGCATTCGTAGTCATACACATATCGGATCGAGAATTTCCGCATATTTAAATACTAATAAACCTTTGACATTAGGGAGTGATTCGGCACCATTTTGTCATGTGATGTCAGAATTTATGGATGTTAAAATACCGGAGACGTGTGAATATCGAAATGTAAAGGAGCAACAATGCCAGATTCCTTTAATCATTAAAATTAAAGATTTTAACTTTCACCAAGTTAGTTATTATGCATTAAAGGAGATTAAAAAATGTATACTAGGTTCATAGTAAGAAGATATCATTACATTTTTTCCGCTTACATAAAATATCAAATTTTTCTTCTTGGATATATGCTTCGTTTTGGTTTACAATTTTCTTTCTCTCATTTGACTTTAGCCACTTTTCCCAATTATCATGCGATGTCCAATCCGATATTGATACAATAGTGGTAGTAGAACCTCCATTTTTCCAATAACTATTGGAATTAATAAATCCAGGGGCATAGGCGGCTGTTTTTGTAAGCCTATTAATATACCGCGTAAAAGCATCCACCATAAGCGGATCTTTTGCGGTTTTTTTAGCTATTACTCTAATCCAAGACATGTTTACTCTAATATCATCCTTTTTAAACAAAAATTTCAATTTTGAATAAATTGAAATTTAATGCTATTAAATAGCTTATTTAATAAGACATAATGATATCAAGACCACGTGTTTATACACGTAATGAAAAGGGAATTCTACTTCAAATTATTCGTAATGCACGGGAAGATGATATATTTATGAAACTAGACGAAGAAAGGAGGTGTATAATAACGGATTTAGTTAATTTTAATGCATGGGCAAAAGGAGACGCCCCGTATAATCAAAAAAATATATCATTTGGAATAAGAATGAATTATTATGAAGCATTCACGTGTGGTACAAATTAAATCTACACTGGGCTATAATTAATAATAGTGTCCCTATTTTGGACTATCGCATTATATAAATCTAAAAAAACAGAAATTACACATAGATTAAAAGTCGATAATATGGGTTCTATAATCAACCAAAATTTAAATGAATCTTTCATTTCCGTCGGGGTGAAAAATGTAATACATAAAAAATGTAAACTTGTTACCATATTCCATAATAACAATAGCCAAATATTTTTATTACTATTACGATTATAAATAATGGTACATATTATTAACAAGTATAAAAAGATGGTACAGGCACATATTAAAAATGAGTAGATAAAACAAATATAGTAAAATTTATTATCTAAAATTTCGATGAATGGGGTTAAATCTTTTAATAAAAATGTGGGAATGGATTGGGTTGGATCACTTACCTCTATAAAAACAGACCCTATAAACATGAAAATATAATATACTATGGATTCTACCCCACACCTCATGCTATTTATTAACGAGAATGGAAATTTATATGCATCAATTACCGTATAATCTACTCTACAAACTGGACATGTATTAAATGATGGATTTGATCTATTAGCATCTCGCCAGTTTTGTAGACATGAACGATGTACATATTTAACACTCCCACTGCAAGCACATGGTGTTAACATTGGGTCTTTTTTTGCATGTGTTTCACTAAAACAAAATCTACATTTCATTTTATTATAAAATTGATTTTAAATTGTAAAAAATTTAAAATGAACTACAAAGTATAATTATGGGTTTATTATTTTAAAAATGGCTCCCACCATCTATTATCCTCTTTCATATTATTTAACATTCTACATAATATAGATTTATCTATAATTTTTAAAATAGCTTTGGTTTGTGAATCATTTATCGTATTATTAAAAATTGTATACTCATCCATATACCTAAATAATAAAGTCAAAAATTCTAAATTTCTAAATTCATGGTCATCTTCAAATTTTTTAAATGCATATATGTGATTAACTATAGTATTTATATTCGTACGTCTTTCAGCCCTTGTCGTGAGCCTTACGGTGCAAGGATCTTCAAATTGTCGTATGTTACCCAACACATCTATGGGGATTTTATGAGCAGAATTTACCTTGTATTTTGACTTTTTACGTTTTGACTTTTTCTTACGTTTTGGCTTTTTACGTTTTGACTTACGTCCAATAGCAATAGCTTGTTTTCTGGACATTCCTTTGGTAAGTAGTTTTTTAATTTTAAGAGAAATGCGATTTTTTTTTGATTGCATTTTATTTTACAATTTAAATTTTTATAAAAATAAAATGCCTGGTAATATTACAAAGAAAGAATCAAAAAGTTTGTATATGGCTATAAAATTTATTCACGATGTTTTTACCTATCATAAAATTCGATATTGGCTTACATTTGGGACTCTTTTAGGTGCAGTACGTCATGGTGGGGTAATTCCTTGGGATGATGACGGGGATATATGCGTGCTGCAGCAAGATGTTTCAAAAATTAAAAAACTTGTACCATTCTTTGGTAAACATGGATTTACCTTGGGAAAAGTTATGGATGACAAGGAGAAAAAAGTATGTCTTAACAGGCGTAATTCATGTGATTGGTATGTCACATTAAATCGTTCAGATGCATTAGGAGTAGATATCTTTGTAACCCGATTTAATCCTAAAAATAGGAGGAAAATTATATTTGCCAATCCATATTGGAATAATTCTCAACAGGGCAAGAATTGTTATTTTTTCAAAAAATATGTATTTCCTTTAGTTCCTATCCGATTTGGCAATTTTTTCTGTTATGTCCCTAATAATTCCATACAATACCTAAATAATTGTTATGGAAATAATTGGAATTCTAAATCGTATTTAACATTTAATCACCGTACAGGCACATGGGAAAAGAAAAAATTAAAAACACTTGAAAATTTCACCCCTATCCCTCCCCCGTTAATGACTTGTGATACCCATATACCCCCTATCATTCCATTCACTAAAAAAAGTAAATGTTTAATCTAATTTTAAAATATTTTTATTAAAAATATTTTAGAATGGATCGCGATATTGTTTATCATACCTTTTCGTATGAAACTGCCAAAAATCCCGAGATCCAAATTTCCATCCTTTTGGTGGTATTCTTCCCTTGTACCAAAAAACACAATCTTCAAGTTTATTACTTTGATTGGTATTATTAATATACAACGCCGTATAATCATCTGTAATTTGATCCATAATATCACAAAACATACTAAAATCAGGGATAATACTAGCATAATTCTCCCATAAATTTCTCCGATTTTTAAGATTTGGCTCACGTAAAATAAACGTCCCATCAATATTAGTTCGAATTACAGGCTTAATATCCATACAATACTGTAAAGATAAAATATACCACATTTTCCAATGTCGTCCATTCTTATAAAGACTATGAAATAATGGTTTATTAAAAAGTTTGGGATCATCTGTGCAATCATCAAGGAGCAAAACGGCCCATGGATTATGCAAGTGTTTTTTAGCAATTTTTTGTCTTTTGATAAAACTCTGAATTTTTTCCTCATCCAACTTGTTAAACACGAATGTATTAGGGAAAATTTTTTTATAATATCCATTACTATCTTCGGTACCACTCATAACCATACCTACAGGAAATATATTTTTTTTAGCATATAATAAACTGGATATAAGACTAGTTTTACCCGTACCGGGTTTTCCAATAATTACAATTTTAGCACCACCCTGTGTCTCATTATACATTGATGCGGTAGCTGGGGGGATCATATCGATATCAAGTTCTTTAATACGTAAAATTAACGGACTCGACATTTTTGCTATCTATTTTACTTATTTAAATTTTAT